TAATATACAATACATCTTGTATAAATTTACCTCCTTGGGATTTATATTGTTAAAAAAGAAAGGGGAAGATCAACAGGTCTTCCCTTTTTTCATGGACGAAGGATCTGGGACCAAGTATCTGGGATAAAGGACCTATTTTCTAACCTGAGATCAGAATTAAGAGTTAGCTCTATCCTATTGATTTAGTTGAAGAAAAAAATCTTCTAACTTTGGTAAGGTTAGATCGTAAGCTATTGATTTTATTAGCAATGTTTCTTTTCCTATATAACAAAACCTAACCTAACTTCTATTTTTTACAAAAAGTTTTTCTAAATACAAAAATATTACAGAATTTTAGTTTTCTGGGTTAGAAGTGATGAAAATATAGCTCTTATAAGGGTTTCCGTCTAACTTGGCAAAAGTTAGGTCAGGTTAGAAAGTCCAAAAAACCCTTATAGAACGGGGCTTTCCGTCTAACCCGGTAGAAGTTATGAGGTACATATCCCATAAAATAAAAAGATTAGATACTTTTTATTACTTTGGGGTATAATTTTTCTTTTAATTTAGGACAAGACAATGCCAAAAGGAATATCAGGAAACATATCTGGAAAGAACGAAAAGCATCTGACACTTAAACAAGCTAAGTTTGCAAAAGAGTACGTTTACAATGACGGATCTAAAACTCAAACTGAATGCGCGCTTGCGGCTGGTTACGCTGAGAGTTCTGCTGCTGTCAGAGCTTCGGAGTTAACTAACCCTCAAAAGTATCCGCTTGTTGTTCGTTACATTCAGGGTCTCCAGGCAGAGCTGGACAAAAAGTATGAGGTTACGTTTAGTCGTCACGTTAGAGAGTTAGCTAAGATTAGAGATCAGGCCATAGACAAAGGTAACTTAACGGCTGCGGTTTCTGCTGAAGTTCAAAGAGGTAGAGCTGCTGGCTTGTATGTTGAACGTAAAGAAGTTCGTACCGGGACGCTTGATTCTCTCAGCGAAATAGAAATAAAAGAAAGGATCCAAAAATTGCTTGGGGATTACAAACCTTTATTAGAAGCAGAAGAAGCCGTGATTATTAATCAGTAGTTTTAAATCTAATGTCTGCTAAAAGTTTTTTGAATTTATCGTAAATAGATTCCTCATGATTTTTTGGATAGGTCGTCCATTTTAGCCCGGTGTGGATATTTTCAAATTTAGATATTCCGTTGTTGTAACGAATTTCTCTAACTCCGTCATTAAAATGATAGTAGTTGATACCTCTACCCCATTTCTCAGCATCTAGTTTAAACTTAGTTTGCCTTACTCTGTCTGTGTACTCAGTCATTGATTCCTCTCTTGTTCTTCAACGTATTCTTTGTAGTCTGGGGTCATTCCTATTTGTTCTGTAAGTATTTCTGCATCATCATACATCTGCCAATCAATACTTAATATAGCTTGCTTGTCATCATCGGTTAGCGTGTCAGCTACGTCTTGTATTTTTGCATTGATTCGTGGGTGTGAATCTTGTGGGCAATCTAAACATAATTTATAGGGGCCTTTATTATTCTTACTATCAATACTTAAAAAGACGGCCAGATCCTGTAGCTGACTTCTTTTAAATAATTGAATTACTGCTTTTGCTTGTGGCTTATCTAAATAAGCTATTTGTCTAATCATAGTTGTCTTACCTTTTGTTGTTTAATTATTGGGGGGTATATATCTAAAAAGATCTCATCAGTGAATTCTTTACGTTCATCTGGCGTAACCTTAGATAGAATTCTTATTTCTTTCTTTTTAATCTTCCCGGTTTTCCAATAGATAGATTCAGGAGGAACCATTTTTAAAGTCCAATCTATTGTTTTGTTCCGGGACAAATCAATTTGAAACGTAGGGTGACAAGGAAACTTGTCTTTATATAACTCAGTCATTGAAATTCATGTGTGGTTTGGCTCTAGCTTTAGCCGTTGCCAAATCATCTGTGCCTAAACGTATTGTTGGTCTGCTTGAATCAGAACAAACTAAAACGTATTCACCACTAAGTTTATCTAAAATATATTCACTAGCCATTTATAACTCCTCTGTTATTTTGTTAATTATCTCTCCTACTACTCGCTTATGCAATTTTCGGTCGTTAAAAATTTCATCTTCATCTTCGTGTATTCTAATAATGGGAATACCATCTTTTTTAGGAACTACATAATACTTAACCTTGCGTTTAAGTATCTTTGAGTCTATCTCTTGTTGACCACCAAACATATTCGTAGTCCTTTCCCACAAGTCCATAAATAAATCTTTAGCCATTAGCTTTTCTCCTGAGTCATGCAGTTGTTAGGTATGTCATAAGTTTCTATAGTTTCTGTTTCGGTATCTTCGTCCCAACGCGGAACTTCAACCACACTTTCTTCTTGACCTACTTTTCTTATATTTCCTAGCCAAGTTTCTTTTTCTCCGTCTATGTCTACTGATATTTCGCACCAACCTATTTTTAATTTAGCCATTAGCTTTTCTCCTCGTTTAAATGTTTTGCAACATCTTCCATAACCATTATTAAAGTTTCATCTTTAAGCACAGACGCAGTTAAAGTTTTAATGTGTGTATCTTCATCAGTATCGTTCACATTAATTTGTATATCTAGTACAAAATCTTCCATTAGCTTTTCTCCTTAATCAAATACTTTTCTCTTAAATCTTCTGTAAATTTAAGAGCATCTTCTAAATGTGAGTTAGTATCAGAAATAGTAAATTCCTGTTGTAGCTCTTGTAGTGCCACATGAATTAACTCTAACTTTTCACATGTAATAAACTCATTCCAAGTTAAATGCTTGAAATGTTGTTTATGTTTCCTTATTAAATATTCTTTACCCATTAGCTTTTCTCCTTTTTCATATCTTTTATAAGTGCCAACGAAACTCTAATTTTTATTCTATCTGGCCTATCTTCTTTCACTTCTTCCAAAGTCTGTTGTATGTATTCAAGTTTCTCTATGTCCATTGTCGTCCACTCTCTCCTGTATTAGTCGTTTTAAAAACCATTCTGCTTTTAGTAAATCCTCTACTTCGTTGCCCAGATGCTTGCGTTCGTATCTCCATAAGTATTTAAAAATGGATCCCTTTAGGTAACCTTCAAATCCTTCTGGAGTCATGCTTGCCTTGATAACCTCAATACATTCAATGGGGCCTTCTTTGTAATGCTCCGGGTTAATGTTGTCTGGCATTCTCTACTTCCTCTAAATCATCAACAGTTATATCTTCGCAAAGATATTCCAAAAGTTTTAATCTACCTTTAAAATAAAACTCTTTGATAGTTCCGTCTGCATTTTCTAATATATCGCCCTCATCATTTGATAAATGAAATGTAGTATTAGAAACTACAGATTTATAATCTTTATAATCTTCCATCATTTCTCCTTATTTTTTATTAAATTGAATTCCTGGTTAATGATCTTGTTTACTTCGTACATATCTTCAACGATATTCTTATCATCTTCGTGTAGTTCTGCTTCTTTCATTATGTCGTTGTTGCAAATACAAACATTCTCTGCGGGTAAAGCTGTGTCTGGGATAACTTTAGTCTCAGGTGTTGTATCTGCTACATACCAAACTCTGTATTCAGCTTCTCGGCTCGGCCTTTTATCTACTTTCCTTGTAGTGCATTTCTTACCTTGTTTTTTCATAAAGGTAGCTAAGCTATTTGCTTGTGATTGAGTTAGTCCACCTACGGAGTCTCCTATATTTAATTGAGGGGCAATCTCCGTATAAATACTGTTGTTGCTTACAGCATTTTCAAATCTTTCTGGTATAGGTACGTCTTTATCTATTTTATATTTCATTCCGCCAGCTCCTTCTCTACTTCGTCCATTATCAACATAATCGTTTTATCGGAAAAAGTCGTATTATTGCACTGCTTTATATACTCGCCATTAGGTTTATATACAGCTATTTTTATTTGTAGATAAAATTCTTTATTCATGTCCAACACTTATATCCCGGACATTCGTCCTTTGGTAATCCACAATGCTCGCAATATTCTTCATCCATTATCTTTCTCCTCTGCCACAAGTTTATTAAATTCTTTATCTCGTTCTTCTTGTGTTGGGTAAACATAATAATCATCTGAAAAACTGTCTCCTGAGTTAATAGTGAGACATATATCTTCAACATCTACGAAAAATTTTCTTTTTTCGCCAGACCTGAAGCCGTACACAATATTCCTACTCGGTTTCTCTGATGCTTCCTTTTCTCTTTCTTCAAAAGTTTCTGCAAAAGTCATTAGTCCTCTCCTTCAATTTGGTAATCATCATTACCATACATTTCATACACTCCGTCATGAAAAGCTTTTAATTCCTTTTGGGTTTTAAACGAAAAAGTTTTAGTTTCTTCCTTGCCACTTTTTTCAAAAGTAATAGTTATTGAATATTTTTCATCCATTAGTCTTTCTCCCACCATTTTTTTATAAACATATCATCAACACATTGCTGACACTCAGCTCTGTTGCCAACTGAATGAGAGATGACTGCTTTACGCATTAACTCTAAATCAATATTCCCATTTAATA